AAGATCAACACCACGGTCGGCATCAGCGAACTCGACAAGCTCGCCAAAGCGATCGACCTGATCAAGGCCAAGCAGGCCGAGATGGCGACGACGGGCACGCGCGCCCAGCAGCTCGATGTCGCACGCGAGCTGGCGGATACCGAAAAGCGCTATTCCGACGATGTGGCGCGCTACAAGATCGAGCAAATCGATGTCGAAGCGAGAGCCTCGCGCCGGGGCACCGAGGAGCGCATCGCCGATCTCGAAAGAGAGGCGGCGATCGCGAAGGCGCAGTTCGGCGCCACCTCCTCGGAATACATGCAAAAGCAGGCGCAGATCTCGGCCGCCCGCGAGCAGGAGGCGATCCGGCGGGCTCAGTCAGCGCGAACCGAGGCACAAGAAGAAATCAAGGTTCTGACCGACACCCAAAAGATGGAAACTGCCATCCTCAAGCAGAGGGTCGCTTTGGGTACGGCGACCAAGAGCCAAGAATACCAGCAGGAACTCACCTTCGAAAATCAGATCTACGCGGCCAAGCTCGCCGAGTTGCAGAGGGAATACACGCTTGCCGCCGCCGAGCCCGAGCGGCAACGCGTCATCCTGCTGCAAGAAGAGGCGCTGCAACGGCAGCATGCGACCACGATGGTCGACATCTCGACCAGCATGATCAACGACATGAAGACGCAGTGGCAGAGCTACGCGTCGGCTGTCGAGAGCGCCATCAACGGGCAATTGCGATCGGTCCTGGCGGGCCAGGAAAGCATCACCCAGGCTTTGGAGAAGATTACCGGCGACCTGATCATCGACATCATCGAGCACTTCGAGAAGATGGCGATCGATTACGCCTTCCAGCAAGTGTTCATGACTACGACGCAGCAGGGCCAGAACGCCATCCGCGTCGCATCGGATGCAGCAGCGCAGGCGCAGAGCATGGCGCTCACCGACACCGCCGCCGTCAACACGCAAGTCGCCGAAACAACCAAGACCGCCGCCGTCGTCACCGGCAACACGGCCCGCACGGCCTCGGATATCACGGCCGCGAGCGTCAGTTGGAGCGCGATAGCGGCAAAATACATCGCGGCGATCGAGGCCGACGCGGCCAAAGCCTTCGCCGACGTGTTCGCCTGGGCTTCGGGCTTCATGGGCCCTTTGGCGGTCGTACCGGCCACGGCGGCCAGCGTGCTGGTCGGCGCGAAAGCCGCGCTGATCCCCTCCTTCGCTGTCGGCACGCCGGATGTTTCGGCGACGGGACTCGCCATGGTCCACGCGGGCGAGGCGATCATTCCCGCCGGCCCCGCCGCTGGCCTGCGCGACGCGCTGGGATCGGCCGCTTCGGCGGGGCGATTCGGCGATACCCTGCTCGCGCATATCAACGCTGCCGAGGCGGCGGGCGCGCACGGCACCAATCCCGTCACTGGATTGCCCGAGTTTTTCGATCCTTCGGGCGCCGGTCATTCGGCGGGCATGGATTCGGGCGCGACCGACACCAGCGGCTACAGCGCCGACACGGGCGGTTACGCCGGCTACACAGGCGGCCCGAGCGCCGACTACGGCACCGGCATTAGCGCCAGCTACCAGGCCGAGACGATGCAGAACGTCGTGGACCGCACGACGACCGAGCACATCGACGCTCTGACCCAGGCTTTCGGCGACGTGATCGGCGCTTCGCTGCCGAGCGCAACGGTCGGCGCGAGCGTGACGCAAGCCGCGATGGACGCGGCATCTGGCTACGTCGCGCCCGTCACCGATGCCGATGTCATCAACGCGCAGCCCACGCCGACCGTGCCGACAGACGTTGGCACGCCGCCCGCCCTCGCTGGCGGCACTTTCCCGATTCGTGGCCCCGCCGTGAGCCCCGAGACGATGTTCGGCGCCGGCATCACGCCCGACATAACCACCGCCGATATTCCCTCGACTGTGCTCGCGGCGCTGCCAGCACCGGTCGCGCCTGGCGCTCCAGCTGCATGGGGCACAATCCCCGGTTCTGCCTCGCGCTTGCCGAGCGGCTTCTTCGCGCCGAGGTCGGCCGAGACAGTCTCGATACCGGGACCGTTCGCGTCGCAATACAACCCGTTCGCCACAGCCACCGCGTTCGGGCCGGCCACAGGCGTCGCAACGACGAACATCGCAGCCAGCACATACGGCGGCGCAGCAGAGGGCAACGTGTTCTCCTCGTTGCTCTCGATGGCTGGGGGCGACCGCTACACCTCCGCCGCCGCCCGAACCGCGCTAGGACCGGGTGGCAGCTTCATGGGCATCGGCCCAGAATGGCAGAGCACGGTCGTCACGGATAAAGACCGTATTCCGAGCGTCCCGACCGTCCGCATCATCGGCCCTCCGATCCCGACAGGCACGCCATGGGGCAATCTCACCGGCGCCGGCACCGCCACGTCGTTCGACGAGATCGCCGCCCAGCAGGCAGCCATGGCCGGCCTCCCGTCGCTCGTGACTGGCGCGCCTTTGGACTCGCGCTGGAGCACACTCGGCATAGACGTGAACGCGCCGTTCGCCAAAGTGCCGCTGGAGATCGGCACGGGCAACATCGTCACGCCTCCCGCGCCAGAGACACCCGCTCCTGCGCCGAGCGCCACGCCCGTCCCGCCGTCGTCTGCCGGCCCCGCGCCGATCCCCACTGCAACAGTGCCCACAGGAACGCCTACGGGCACCCCTGAGGCCGTTTCCGCGATCACCAGTGCAGTAGGGCCGCCCGCCGCGAGTCTCGCGTCTGCGGCCGCCGGAGCCGTTTCTAGCGCCGGTCAGGCAGCGTCGGCTCTCAGCACGATCGCCGACGCGATCGCTGCGTCTCCAATAGGCCCCGCCGCCGCAGGCGCAGGCAGCAGGGGCGGCATGCCGTGGTGGATGCTCCAGAGCTTGCCATCCTTCGCCGAAGGCGCCTGGGGCCTGCCCTCCGACATGGTCGCGCAAGTCCACAAAGGCGAGGTCGTCGGGCAGGTGGCCGACCTTGCCGCCGGCATCAGCGCCGGCATCTCGCGTGATCGCGGGGCATCGAGCGCCGGCCCCTCGGTATCGGTCAACCCGACCGCCAATTTCCACATCAGCGCGATCGACAGCGCATCCACCGCGCAATGGGCGCGCGACAACGCCAGCGTGCTCGCGAGGACCATCCAGCAGGCCTCCCGGCAAGGCGCGCTGCTGGGCATGCGTACGAGGATCTAATTGGCCACGCCGCTCTATTTCCCGAAGCTGCGCGGCCAGGCCGTGAGCGTCAACAAGAAGCCGCACTTCGACACGCTATCGGCGCAGCACGCGAGCGGGCGGGAAACCCGGGCGCCGCGCTACGTCTACCCGCTATGGGATTTCGAGACCGTCTTCGAAGCGCTCGATGCTCGCGCCACGGGACGCGGCGCCATCGAAGGCGCGAGCATGCAGACGCTCGTCGGCTTCTTCGAGCAATTGCAGGGGCGCTACGGGACGTTCCTGTATGTCGATCCCTCGGACTATGCCGTTATCGGCCAGCCGATCGGCACCGGCGACGGCACCACGACGAGCTTTGCCATGGTGCGCACGATCGCCGGATTCACCGAGCCCGTGGGTGCCGTCACCAACGCGAACGCGGTTTACCTCAACGGCGTTGCACAGGCGGCCGGGTGGTCGGTACCGGCGGCGACGCCCTATCTGCTCACGTTCACATCGCCGCCAGCGGCGGGCGTCGCGATCACGGTGGATTTCACGTTCGCGTTCGTGTGCCGCCTCGGAGTAGACGTTGCCCAATTCGAAGAGTTCCTGGCGATGCTCATGGCTTGCAAGACGCTGCCTTTCGAGAGCGTGCGGCATCCGAACCCGCCAGGCGCGACCAGCGGTGCCGGCGCGATTCCCGGGCCCTTCGCGCCCGCCATGCAGGGCGTGCATCTCAATACGAGCAATTCGGCCGGCGGCCTCGGCTACCTTCAGGTCACGTCGCAGACCGGCCCGGTATCAAGCAACGTGCTCACGTTCAGCTGCTGGTTCCGGCTCCCCAGCCTATCCACCCGGCAGGTCTTGTTCGATTCGCCGGTCGAGGGCGGCGTGTCGGGCGTGCGCGTCGAGGTCAATACGGACGGGTCCATCACCTATGGCGTCGGCGACGACATCGCGCACATGCTGGTGATCCAGACGGCGGCGAATAAAGTCTCGACCGGCCAATGGCACCACATCTTCGTCTCGTCGGATACGACGAACGTCCCCGAAACCTACAACATGTGGCTCGATGGCGTGAACGCTATGCCCGGTCTTGTCGAGCCGGGCTTCGCTCCGGTCTACTATAACATCAACGGCATCCCGCTCTGGATTTGCGACATCAACAACCCGTCGACCTTCGACTGTTACGATTTCTGGCTCGACTACGCGCACTACTTGGATCAGACGCACGTGCCGTCTTTCATCTCGGGCGGCAACGCCGTGCCCCTCGGCGCGCATGGCGAGGTGCCGTTGTCGGGCACGCCGCCGACCTACTTTTTCCATGATGGCGTTCCGGCCTTCGCCACGAATTTGGGCTCGGGCGATCAGCCTATCGTCCAGGGCGCGCTGTCCTACGCCGCACCACCGGGGCCACCCTGATGGCGACTCCGCTCTACTTCCCGAGCCTGCCAGGGCAGGGCTATTCGGTTCACAAAAAGCCGAAGATGGCGGCAAACGTCGCGGCGCACGCGACCGGGCGCGAGTCCCGCGCCCCCACGTTCGTCTATCCCCTATGGGATTTCGAGGTGATGTTCGACGGCCTGGACATGCGCAATCCGGGCCGTGGCGCTCTCGGATCGCAGACGATGCAGAGCCTTGCCGGGTTCTTCATGCAGCTCCAAGGCAAATACGGTACGTTCCTCTACGTCGATCCGACCGACAGCAAGGTGATCGGTCAGCCAATCGGGACGGGCGACGGATCGACGACATCGTTCCCGGCCGTGCGATCGATAGGCGGGTTCACCGAGCCGGTCGGCGCCATAACCCAGATGAACGCCGTTTATTTCAACGGCGTCGCTCAGACATCCGGCTGGTCGGTACCGGCCGCTTTCCCGTACATGCTGACGTTCGCGACCGCGCCCGCCGCCGGGGTCGCCATCACGGCCGATTTCTGGTTCGCGTTCATCTGCCGGCTATCGGACGATGTGGCCGAGTTCTCGGAGTTCATGCAGCAGCTCAACGAGGTGAAGACGCTGCCGTTCCAATCGGTGCGGCGCCCCAATCCACCCGGTGCGAGCAGCGGTCCAGGCGCCATCCCCGGTCCGTTCAATCCGGCGCACCGGGGCGTCACAGTCGACAACACCGTCAACACGTTCATGGCCGTCCAGGGATCGGGCCAAACAGGACCGGCCACGAGTTCGACGGTCACCTTCAGTTGCTGGTTCCGGCTCTACAGCTTTTCGAATGACCAGATACTGTTCGGCCTGTCGAGTGCGCAAGGAGCCCCTGGCGATACGCTCTATTGCGTCATCAGAGCGGACGGGCACATTGATTTCAGGATCGGCTATAGTGCCTTCATCTTCATGGTCGCGACCTCAGCCCCTGGCGTCGTCAGCCTCGGCGCCTGGCATCACATCTACTGTGCAACGAGCGGAACCGGCGCCATCATGTATCTCGACGGCGTCAACATGGCTCCGTCGATCTCTCAGATAAATATCCCGGCTTATTATGGAATTGCCGGCCAATGGTTCGGCATCCCGAACTATGAAGCCTTGTCGAACAGCAAGATCGACCTTTACGACTTCTGGCTTGACTATGCGCATTACCTCGACGCGACACATATTCCGTCGTTCATGTCCGGTGGCGCGTCGGTCCCCTTGGGCGCGCACGGCGAGCTACCGATGAGCGGCACCGAGCCCACGTATTTCTTCCACGACGGCGTGCCCGGCTTCCTCACCAACCTCGGCTCAGGCGACCAGCCGGCGCTTTACGGGCCGATGATCACTTACGCGCCCGCACCCCCACCCCCATAGGAGGACAGCATGGCCGGCGGCAAAGGCTCGACCTTCGACAACGATCTCCTGAAGCTCATCCTCAACGGGACGCCGATCGCCAACATCGCGGACAACGCCGCGAGCGCACCGCTGACCAGCCTCTATCTGGGCCTGCACACCGCCGATCCCGGCGCGGGCGGCTCGCAGACGACGAGCGAGGCGGCCTATACGGGCTATGCTCGCGTCGCCGTCGCGCGCACGTCGGCCGGCTTTACCGTGTCTGGCTCATCCGCGACACTGGCTGCGACGGCCTCCTTCCCGACCGCTACCGGCGGTTCAGAGACCGAAACCTATTTCGCCTTGGGCACAGCGGCGACCGGAACCGGCAAGATCCTCTATCGTGGCCCGATCACGCCGACCATCCCGGTGGCATCTGGCGTGACGCCGCAACTGACGACCGGCACGACGATCACCGAGAGCTGACCCATGGCCGACTGGTACGTCTCCTCAGTCAACTACAACGCGCTGCCGACGTTCGCGGTATCGCACGCCTACAATGTCGGCGACATCATCCGGCCGACTTCGCCACCAAACGCCTACACGTATTTACCGCAGCGCTGCACGACGGCGGGCACTTCAGGCACGACCGAGCCCGGATGGGCCGCAGGATCGGGCAGCACGACGACGACCGGCGGCGCGACGTTCACCAACGTGGGAGGTACTTCGACCTACAATTGGGCCGCGCCCGTCGGGACTCTGGCATCCCTATCGTTCTCCGCCACCAACAATCCTGTGCCCGGCGACCGCATTTTCGTCAGCAGCGATCATAACGAGACCGTGCTGAATACCTATCAGATGGGTACGACTGCCAGTCCGGGCGTCCTCAAGATCCTGTCGGTCAACAAGGCGGGCTCGGTGCCGCCAGTCGAAGCCGATCTGACCAGCGGCGCCTCGATCACCGGCCTCGGCGGCGGCAGCAACATGGTGCTCGACGCCCTCTGCAACATCTTCTGGCAGGGCTTCACCTTCACGAGCGGCAGCGGGGTCGGGTTCACGTTCAACTCAACCGGCGTCCGGCAGAATTACCACCTCAATTGCCGGTTCGTGTTCACAGGCACCGGCTCTGCGGTGATGAACACCAACAACCCCGCGTCCACTGTCTTCGACAATACGACGGTCACCTTCAGCACCACGACGCAGGGCATCGCGTCAGCGTCCTCCTATGCACTCAATCTGATATGGTTGAACACGCCAGCCGCGCTCGCCGGCTCGACATTCCCCGCCGCGCTGTTCAAGGCCGGGATCAACACCATTACGTGCCGTGGCGTCGATCTCAGCGCGCTGACGGGCACGCTCGTCAGTCCGTCACCTGGGGCAGGTCCGCAAAAGATCCTGTTCGACAGCTGCAAGATCGCGCCAGGCGTCACCCGTTACGGCGCACCGACGAACACTACTGAATCGGCCGATGAAGTTGAACTGGTCAACTGCTATGACGGCACGCACTTCCTCTCGGAGCGCTACACGCCGGCCGGCGCGGTAACGACCGAATTCTCGACGACGTTCTCGGGTGGCGCGAGCGACGATGTCGGCGCCTATAGCCACAAGCTGTTGTCGAACACGCAACCCGACATCTCCGCCATGCCGCTCGAAAGCTTCTGGTTCGATGTCGAGAACACATTGACGGGCGCATCGCACACCGCGACCGTCGAGATCATCAGTAGCGCGACGTTGAACAACACTGATATCAGCCTCTTGCTCGAATACCAGGGCACGGCGGGCTCGTCCGTCGCCTCGTTTGCGTCGAGTCTATCCTCGACGCTCGCCGTCGCGAGCGCGCTGCCTAGCTCCTCGGGCACGTGGAACAACCCGCCCGCCACGCCGCAAAAACAGCATCTCGCCGTGACCTTCACACCGCAGGTCGCCGGGCGCGTGCGCGGCCGGGTCAGGCTCGGCAAGCCTAGCACGACCGTCTGGGTCAATCCGCAGATCACGATCACATGACGACGATCACCCAAACCCGACCCGGCCGCGCCGGCCAATCGGCGGTCGTCGCCGATTCCGGTACCGGCAAGACGCAGATGCTCGCCGGGCTCGGCGCGTCCCTCTCGATTGTGACGACGGTCACCAATTCGGGCGCTGGCCGGGCCGATGGCGTCGCCTCGGTCGTCGGCGCCGCTCCTGCTGTCTTTCACGCGGGCGCCGGCCAGGCCGACGGCGCGGCGAGCGTGGCGGGGCACAGCGGTGCGATCCGGCCGGTAGTCGGCAATGCGGACGGCCAGGCGACTGTCCTCGGCGTCGGCCTCAATACCTTCCCGACCTTCAACGGGATCGGCTGGCCGGTGATTCGCAAGCCGACCTTCCGCACCGTCGTTGCATCCCACCCCACGGGCGCAGAGGTCCGCACCGCCTTGTGGACCTATCCGCTGTGGGAGTTCGAGACGACCTTCGACGCGCTGCTCAGCGACAACTCCTATCCGGGGGCGGTCGGCGGCTACACGCTCCAGAAGCTGATGGGCTTCTTCCTGTCGCTCGGCGGCGGCTACGGGCAGTTCCTCTGGATCGATCCCGACTTCAACTCCTTCACGCTGGCCAACGTCGGCGTCGGCGACGGCGCCACGACGGCCTTTACCTGCACCCGCGCCATGGGCGGCTTCGTCGAGCCGATCAGCTTCGTGACCGCCGTATCGCAAGTCACGGTCGCCGGATCGGTCGTCGGCGGCTGGTCGCTATCGCCGCCGAACCAGATCGTCTTCGGCAGCGCCCCGGCCTCGGGCGCGCTGATCGCGGCCTCGTACACCTATGGCTTCATGTGCCGCTTCCTTGAGGATACATTGGACTTCGAGGAAACCATGTCGAACCTTTGGCTGATGAAATCGCTCAAATTCCGCCAGGTGCGCACACAATGAAGCATCAGGTCAGCCCGGCCCTGCTCGCCTACCTCAACAGCGCGCGCGGCAAGCCCGATGCGCGGCTGGCCTTCGCCGATTGCTTCTCGTTCATCCTTCAGAACGGAACCGAACTAACCTACACGAATATCGATCAGAACGTGGTCTTTGGCGGCTACACCTTCCTGGCCAACGGCCCGTTGGTGCAAGGGCTCAAGTTCAAGGCATCGGTGGGCCTCGAGGTCGACAAGCAGCAGATCACGATCGCAGCCCGCCCGAGCGATCTTCTCGGCGGCGCCGCCATCCTCAGAGAGATTGCCGGTGGCGCGTTCGATGGCGCTACCGTCAAGCGAGACCGGATCTTCATGATGCCGTTGGGCGGCCCCATCATCGGCGGCGTCATGCTGTTCCATGGCCGCGTCTCGACCGTCGATCAGGTCGGCCGCACGGCGGCGAAGATCACCGTGGCATCGGACCTGATCGTTCTCGACTACGATATGCCGCGCAATCTGTACTCGCCTACGTGCGTGCATACCCTCTACGATTCCGGCTGCAAGGCGAACAAGGCCAGCTTCGCGACGGCCGCCACCGTCGGCGCGGGATCGTCGGCGGCCGTCATCAACTTTTCCGGGGCCATCGCCAACCATGCGCAGGGGGCGATCGATTTCACATCGGGCGCCAACGCCAACCTATCCGCGACGGTCAAGAGCGCCGTCCCGGGCACGTCCGTCACGCTCGTCTACCCGCTGCCGAATCCGCCGGCCACGGGCGATGCGTTCACGGTCTACGCCGGCTGTCCGCATACCCAGGCCTCGTGCCAGGCGATCTTCAATAACCTGGTGAACTTCCGCGCTTTCCCCTTCG